TACAGGACCTACTGGAGATACAGGACCTACTGGAGATACAGGACCTACTGGACCTACTGGACCTACAGGTTATACCGGATACACTGGTTATACAGGACCTACTGGACCTACAGGTTATACCGGATACACTGGTTATACAGGACCTACTGGACCCACAGGTTATACAGGATACACTGGTTATACAGGACCTACTGGACCTACAGGTTATACCGGATACACTGGTTATACAGGACCTACTGGACCCACAGGTTATACAGGACCTACAGGAGATACAGGACCTACAGGAGATACAGGACCTACAGGAGATACAGGACCTACAGGAGATACAGGACCTACAGGAGATACAGGGCTCATTTCAGCAACAGGAACATATTATTCCGATTATATTTATTGGAATGTAGGGTCACTCGATTGGAAAGTGGGAGAGGGGGAAATTCATATCGGCTCTAATGCCGGTCAAACCGGTCAAGGTACAGGTGCTGTTGCTTTGGGTCATTCTGCAGGTTATTCAAGTCAAGGTGTATATGCCATTGCTTTGGGTTATCACGCAGGTTATACCGGTCAAGGTTCAAATGCCATTGCTTTGGGTCAATCTGCAGGTTATACGGGTCAAGGTCCAAATGCCATTGCTTTGGGTCAATCTGCCGGTCTGTCCGATCAAGGTCCAAATGCCATTGCTTTGGGTCATTCGGCAGGTCAAACCGGTCAAAGTGATTATGCCATTGCTTTGGGTCAATCTGCCGGTCAAAATACTCAAGGTTTATATGCAATTTCGTTGGGTTTGAATGCGGGCAATAGCACTCAAGGTTCGAATGCCGTTGCTTTGGGTCGTTATGCAGGTCAATATAATCAAGGTGCTAGTGCAATTGCATTGGGTAATTATGCGGGTAATACAGGTCAAGATCCAAATGCAATTGCTTTGGGTGAATATGCGGGTTACTCCAATCAAAGTGATTATGCCATTGCTTTGGGTCAAAATGCGGGTAACAGAAGTCAAGGTACTGGTGCGATTGCTTTGAGTCAACAAGCGGGTAATTCCCGTCAAGGTGCTAGTGCCATTGCTTTGGGTCAAGAAGCGGGTAACTCCGATCAAGGTAGTAATGCCATTGCTTTGGGTCAAGAAGCGGGTTTTACCGGTCAAGGTAGTAATGCCATTGCTTTGGGTCAACAAGCGGGTAACTCCGATCAAGGTAGTAATGCCATTGCTTTGGGTCAAGAAGCGGGTAACAAAGGTCAAGGTACTGGTGCGATTGCTTTGGGTCAAGAAGCGGGTAATTCCCGTCAAGGTACTAATGCAATTGCTTTGGGTCAAGAAGCGGGTAATTCCCGTCAAGGTACTAATGCAATTGCTTTGGGTGAATTCGCAGGTCAAACCAATCAACCGAATAATTCCATTGTATTGAATGCTAGCGGTACTACGTTAAATGGATCTACTGCCAGTGCATTTTACGTAAAACCAATACGAAGTAAAAGAGCCGAACCTGATTTTGTAGCTCTCTATTACAATACAGCAACCGGAGAAATATGTTATGAATAACCGACTAGTTCATACCACCATCATAAACCACCCCCTTTGAATATTTGAAACGAGATTCATGTTCATCCTTTTCCATCATACGACAGATTCGATAGTAAATTTTTCTCGCCCAAAAGAAATTCAGTGCATTTATACCCAAAACCACAATTCCAACCGTTTTTTCAACATAATGCGCGTTTGGCATAATCAATATATCATATTGTTCGCGAAAATATTCGAATGAAATATAAGGAAACAGTATATTTCGATATAAGAAAAAGGTGGACGCAAATAGTAGGTTATTGACTAACGACGGAAAATGGATAAATTGGAGAAAAATTGTACTTGTTTCGGTTAAAATACCGGGAAAACTATATCGCAAATTTCCACTACAAACCGTAATGCTACTTCCTATCATGAATAATGATCCATGAAGAATAAACCCCAGGTCCTTTCTTTGTATTCCATCATACAAATCATAAATACCATACGCCAAAGAAAACACTGGAATAAATTGTAAAAAGGGGGGTATCATATCATCCGTATATTTGTAGGAATGTGTCATTGCATACGGCTCGTAATAAAGTATATAATTCGCTGCAACAGACGACACGACAGCATGCAATAAAGGAACTGTTTTGACCGTTTTGAATGTAGGATAATGTGTATAAAGCCATGAAAAACACCATGCGGATGTAGCAAAAATAATAATTTGAGATAACATCATAATGGATATGATGTGATTTACATTTATGTTCTTTACCATTTATTATTCGTCTTTTTCACATTGATAGAAACCGCATTCCGTTTTTTCGTGCGCGATGGGTCGTATTCCTCCCCTTCGTCGTCGGAACCCATATCCTTGGATATATCCCAAAACTCTTTCGAACCCAATTTAAAATTAGGACGATTTTCCGCTTTGTACCAAAAAATCTGGTCGTTCAATTTGTTCGATTTGGAATTGTTATTGATGACGAGACATTCATAATTTTCCGTTGTTTGGTCCATAACCGAACAAAATGACTCGAGAGTTGGGAACATGGAGGCATAATTCTCCCAAATACGTCTACGATTGGTTAAATATGGTTCTCTCAAAATAAATACATAATCAATGTTTGTTCGCAAATTTGGTGGAATGCCTAAAGGATATTGCATTGTTATAATCAACATGACCTTCCAATGACGCCCATTCATAAAAAGAAGACGCATCATTTTGTCCTTGGTCCATGATTGATCGTATAGACAATCATCTAGAATGACAAATGTGCGTGGATCAATTGTGGTTTTATTGAATTGTGCCTTTTCCTTGTTCATTTGTTTTAGAGCCGCTTTCTGTCGTCGCAATACATTTTCGATTAGGACAGTGTTATATTCTTCATGAATGAATAATTTGGGTACATGCTCGGAATAAAAGCCGTTGCCAGCTTCTGTTCCCGAAATAACAGTTCCAATGGGAATATCTTGGTGATGAAATAATAAATCGCGCACTAAAAATGATTTACCCGTATCACGACGTCCAATCATGACAATCACAGGTCCCTTATTTTCATTCGCTTTAAAAGTAATCCATTTCATATCGAATTTTTTCAATTGTAGCGTCATTATTTAGGAAATACTGTGTATACTAAACAACACAGATTTAATTTAGAGAAAACTAACGGCTAAAATACGTTTATACTAATAATAAAATCTGCCAGGAGACGTTATAACAGTTCCATATGTTGAATAATACACTTCATTATTCCAAGCCTCCCATATTGGATATTAGTAAAATGATAGAGATCCACAACGACCAAGAGTATAACCCATTCGCAGTGGATAAATTACAATTATATAATCCAATTTACCAACGTTTTTTTGATATGAACGAGAATAATTACAAATCGATTGCTTTAAATCATCCGTATCATATTCAAGATAGTAACCATATTATTTCCGATAAAACGGGTGAAGTTATTGAAAAAGAAATATTTATCAAATATTCACCTCTAATTGACCCATATAGGTATATGATTGGAAAGTATAATGTGGAAGACGATAGTATTCGCACGATGCCCCAACTGAATAGCACATCTGATGAAGTGCATCCCAAGATACTTTCCATTCACAATATGTCCTATGTGGATTCGTTTTTCACCTATTTGTCGAGTATACTCTATAACGACTGTGGATTTGAGAATGGCATTGACTTTTATGGTTCTTATTTGGGCGTCCAAAAGACATTTAAATTCGATGTGACGGATGATATGGAATATTTAACATCATCCGATTTTTTCAATCGTCACAATGGGTCGTTATTTTACGTAGATGAACTCAATGAAGATAATCGTTCTATTATGGGAGGTTCACGAAAACACCGAAATGTCCTATGTTTTGAGAAAGAAAATGAAGGGGAAGTGACTCGGGATATGTTGATTGACTTTATAGAAATTGATGAGCCATTTTTTGAGGAAAACTCGACACATGGTCTACCAGACGAAATAGAAACTGTGTATTCCAAATCGCCTAAAGATTCTTTGTCATCTAGAAGTGATTCTTCTGATTCTGATTCTTCTGATTCTGATTCTTCTGAATTGAATTATTCTTCTGATGATGAATATGAAGAGGATGGCAGCTCGCACAGTGATGTATCTGATTCAGACAACAGTGATTCGACAAATGGTAGTTCCGAAGAATCTGAGATGGATATATTTGCGTACGTCCATAATTTCCCCGTCCAATTGATTTGTATGGAGAAGTGTAGTGGAACCTTGGATGAACTGTTCGAAAATGACGAAATGGACGAGGAAAACGGTTGTAGTGCGCTATTTCAGATCATCATGACCCTTCTTACATATCAGCGCGTATTTCAATTCACCCATAACGATTTGCATACAAACAACGTCATGTATGTGACTACCGAAAAAGAATTCTTATATTACGAATTTGAAGGAATCACGTACAAAGTGCCTACATATGGAAAAATATACAAATTGATTGATTTTGGTCGCGGTATTTACAAATATGGCGATCGTGTATTTTGTAGCGATAGTTTTGGACCCGGAGGTGATGCATCCACGCAATAT